AATCTAGTTGCTGCGACGTACCCGAGTCAGTGCGGAGCTGGTGCTCAATCAAATCAATAGTATCCGATGGCAAAGTGTAAGTTGCTGTACCCGCAACCAGAGGCAAAGTCCCAGCTTCGATGGTAAACAGGTTCAGGCCACGGTTCTGCCACTCCAACGTCATTATGTTGAGGCTACGCCGTGCAGTCTTTAGGTCGTATCCTGAACGCATTTCGAGGCCAGCGCGTTCGTACGCTTCCTCAAACAGCTCGGATAGCTCGGGTACAACTACTGCCATGATCTAGGCCTTCCTATACTTCGCCGTCTTCTTGGCTATCTTCTTAGGCTGCTTGGCAACCTGCTTGCCCTTTTTAGTAGCTTCACGCTTCGTCTTCGTAGTAGCGGCGTATTCCTTAGCCGTCAAATTCTTGATAGCCTTCTCAGGAAGGTATCGCTCGCCTGTAGCCTTGGAACCCTGAGTAGAAGGCTTGCCGGATTTGGTCCGCCATTTCTGCTTGGTCCAAGCCTTCAGGCTTTTTTGTGGCTTCTTCACTTCTTATAGCCCCCACCTTTAGCCTTATACTGTTTCGCAAGCATCTGAGCCTTGCGAGCAGACCACTGTCCGGGTTTGCCGCCTTTACCACCTGCTTTGATCTTGCTGAACAAGTTCTTACGCATAGTGGGCTTGGTGTAGTTACCAGCGGCGTTAACAGTGGATTTCTTTTTTGGTGCCATCAGACCATGCGACCTTTGGTTTTACCCTTCATGCAGCAGCCATCACCGCGGTTCATCTTGCCGCCAGAAGCCATCTTCTTCATCTTACCACCGCAAGCACATTTCATTGCGCCACATGACGGACAAGCACTGCCGCCTTTAGCCATCTTTTTAACACGGTCGCCAGTAAGTTGGCTTCCCATAGAAGAACGTCCCATCATAATATTCACCACTTTACCTTATCTGCCCAATAGGCGGCTGACATTTTACCCTTGGCAATGTTCTTGCCGTGGCGGGCCTTAAAAGATTTACGCTTTGCCTTCATACGGTCGGACTCACCGGCTTTGGGTTTGCCAGCAGTCTTCGCGCCCTTCTCACCAAACCGGATAGTCTTGATCTTGTCACCCTCTTTAGCCACAACAATGTGAGACTTCTTCGGATGGCTAGGAGTTCGCTTAGGCTTGTTAAAACCAGCTACCCCTGCTCTTGCTAACCGTGGGTCTTTTTTCTCAGGCATAGCTCACTCGTAAAAGATTGTAGCGGTTACGTTTGCGGGTAGTGATACATACACGCCGTTTTTGGCAAGGATGCCATCCCCCGGTATTATAATATCGACTGTACTCTGAGCCTTCTCGTCAACCTCAAGAAGCACGGTGCCGGAAGCGGCGGCGGCATTATCATAGAATATTACATCCCCTGACGTGCCGGATGCTGTGTTCACAACCACACCCCTTAAACGGCACCTACGATTTATAAGTGCCGATGAAGTGTGTGCGTGAGCGGAGAGTACATCATTCCCAGCCATAACGTATCACTCTATAAGTAACGTCATTACGTTCCCTGAGCCCGTAAAGGCAGAAACATAACAACCTTCGTCAGCTAAAATACCGTCGTTTGGAATATATACGTCGTTCCAACCAGTAGGTAGAGTTAACTGTAATATAATAGGGCCAGTAGCCGACCCACTGCGAATAGTAAAAGCAGCTGCGGATGCGGCGTTTACTAAAACCCCTTGCAGCCTGCCGCGCGATGGGCCTACAAGTGCGGCGGCATCGCTTGCCGCAAAGTTATAAGCTCGTACTTCTTGCCCAGCCATAATCTAGCCCTTCTTCTTTGAGGGACGCCCACGCTTGCTTTTGACAGGTTTTTCTTCCCACGCCTCATTTACATCAGGTGTAGAAGGGTCATCTGCTTTAAGCGTACCGTCGTTATTCCTAGCGCGTGTCTTCGCTACTTTTATAGGGGTGCCGTCGGGGTTTAACCCCCGATTAGCGAGTTCTTCGGCAGAGGGTGCTTTAAACCTACTCATAACCTAACCCCTTATGCTGCGGCGATTGTGGCACCTGTGTCGGAACGCTTCCAGTTTGTTCCGTCAGAGAAAGCCAATATTGCTGCGCCTGCTGCGCCGTTTGAAACAAATACAACAGTACCTGCGCCAGCGTCTGAAGCTGAAGGTGCGTTTGCAACTGTGTATGTTGGAACAACGATGTCACCGATGAAACCGTTAGTAGAGGTCACTGGACCTGAAAATGTAGTCGAAGCCATTTTAGTACCCTTTGCATAAGGATTCGCTCTGTAGTCTATGCAACGTCAGGCGGGTAGATACCTGTCTACAAAGCTAATGTTGTACCCGTTGGCCAAGCATACAACATGTACTCACAAAAAGAAAGCCCCGCCGAAGCGGAGCCTTCCAAACCGAAGTTGGTTTGAGTTCTAGGAGCTTACGCGCCTTGTGAACCGTAGATGCCCAGTGGGTCGGAAACGCCGAAGCTGTAACGCTCACGCGCTTTGTAGCGCACGTTGCCAGTGTCGAAGTCGCCGTCCATGCCAGTAGCCATCGGAGAACGTACGAAGTGCTTCATGCCGTTCGGGATGTCAGTGGTCAGGAACCAAGCGTCAGCATCTGTGAGGTAGTGATTGACACCGTAACCACCGGGAACAGCGCCGTTTGTGCTGATCGCGTTGATGTCGTTGTCAGCTGTACCTACACGAAGCTCTGTTTGCAGCAAGCGAGTTGCTACGAACTGCAGAGCAGACGGGATGATGAGCTTCTGAGCGCGAGCTGCGATCAAAAGGCCACGTTCGTCTACGTATGCTGCGATGTCGATAATCGCTTGTTCGAGAGAAGTCTCGTTAAGGTCAGCACTAACCGCTGGACGGTTAGAGTTTGTACCACCACCAGTTGTTGGGTGTGCAGTGCTGAACAGTGTTACACCGTCACCAGACTGGAAAGTGTCAAAGCCCGTGTTGAGCAATGAAGCAGCTTTAACCTGCTTGGTGTAGGCCATGGCGCGAGCCAAGGCTTTTGTGTAACGTGAGGACAACGAATCGTACAGGTTGTCTTCCATCGCTTCTTCAGTGATGGCGAAACCCATAGCAATTGTCTCGTGGGTGTAGCGAGCTGTAAACGCTTCTTGTGCATTGTCATATGCAATAGAAGAACCTTCAGCTTTTGTTGGTGCTGCACCAAAACCAGACAATTTGACCTCTTCCTCAAAACTACGTTCTGAGTTTTCAGTCTCATAGATGTCTTCATGTTCGTTTTCGTACTTGCCGTACTCAAGACCAAAGAGGGCGTTGAGGCCGGGAAGTAGTTCTTTAAGCGCCTGTGCGCGTGAGATAGCCATGTTTTATCCCTCCTTACAGGCCAACAGCGTTAGTCATGCTGTTGTAGCCGGGGTTAAATTTAACCAACAGATCAGGGAACGCATCGGTGATAGGAGATGCAGAACCGACGATGCGGAAGGCAGCGGTGGTAGTCACAGTTGTCGCATCGACGGCACTTGTGGAGTTACCAGTAGCAGTGTTGCCAGTGGATGTAGACTGAGCAGCTGCGAAGAAAGTATTCGCACCAATGTCAGACTGGTCCATAGCGCCATCTGCTTGTACTTGGAACAGTACGTTTGGATCGTCTACAACATACGCCTTGATAGCGCCGCCATTAGCAGTGCCGGAAGGATAGTACTGTGCAAACGTAGGTTGGCCTTGGTCGTTGACGTACTCACAACCTACAAACACACCAAGCGAACCAGTTAAGGTTGTACCTGTTGGGAATGCGTTGGTTGTGCCGTCGGCACCTGTTGCAGTTGATAGTGCGATGTAACCATCGGCACCGATATGAACGACTTGGCCGTAGAAAAGGTTTGTTGCCTCTCCAGCGGGGTCGATCAGGTACTGGGATGTCGCCCCAGCGTAGGCCATACCGTCGGCACGTTTTACCGGCTTTAGGCCGTAGGGAGCAGCTGTAGTAGCCATGATGCTCTTCCTCCAGATTCATTTACTATAACAGTAAAGAGCAGCTGCTCCTTACCAGATGATTACCGCGAACTACGCTCTGGTCTAAGCATAGGCATACGCGGGTCAGACTCACGCATGTAGTTTCTATCGACAGCTTCAGACTGATTTTGTGCAGACTCAAGTTGGCCGTAGATGCGGTCGTCTCGTAGCTCGGTCGGGATAGCGCAAAGCAATAACCCACCAACTTCGATATTGTCCTTAAAGCGAGAATCAATATCTGACATGATGTGTAGCTCAGGATAATCCACTGCCTTTACAGGCACATAGCCATCACGGAACCGTCCAGATACGTTTGTCATATCTGCATTACCCAAAGTAGATGTGCGAATCCAACGGAAGGAAAGCCCGTCACGTGGTTCGGGGGTAGGCAGCATTGACGAACGCTTCCAAGGTTTACGACGTTCACCCATTTCACGGGTTTCGGTTGTGCGTGGTTTACGATCAGCCATTTTGCATATCCTTTAGCTTTTGCGCCGCATAATCTTTATTAGATATTCCGAGACGCTTGGCGATTGCGGCCTCAGACGAGGTAATGACAACTTTGTTGCGTGATGAGGCGGTACTTCTACCCCCCGGGGCCACCACGGAGCCAGCCTTACGTTGTGGTTGTCGAACCTCGGGTTCCACGTCCGCAAAGCGATCTGGGTAACGAGACCGCATGGCCTCATTTATCTTATCATAGTACACATCTGACGTAGAATCAACGCCAGACTCTAATAGTTCTTCATGTACGAGCATAGCGTACCGTGTCATGCCCGTATCCTTCTGGAACCAATCGTTCTCAGCTACCCATTCTTGTGCCTTGCGATCCGGTTTGGGGATGCGCGGTGCTGGCTGTGGTGCTGGGGCAGATTGGTCTTGTACGGCCTGCCTCGCGGGCTTCCAATTTTCAACACGATCAGCCTCTAGCTGTAGTTTAGACAACTGCATTTGTGCTTCTAGCACTGCGTCTGGATCGCCAGCTTCGTAAGCCTCCTTGTAGGCCCGCTTCGCACTGTTAAGTTCAGATGCTACACGCGCTTTGGCCTCGTTGACCAGTACGCCTTCGCCCTCAGAAAGGTTTTTACGGAGGCGTTCGGCCTCTTTCT